ATATATTACAAACTTAAAACCTAAATTGGCTTCAATCTTAAAATTAAAATATAAGGAAAATATGGTATGGTATGATGATAGTAATGAAACATATCATTTAATTCAGAATAAATATACTGTTAAAGATTTGGAAGTTAATATAGGAAAGTACGAAACTATTGTGTTTGATACAAGTTTGCAAGGGTCTAATACACCCAGGGATATCAATACACCCAGAGATGTATCTGAACCTAAAAAGAGAACATTAATTGTAGAATCTTCAACGCCTATTGAAGAAGACATTATTGGTCAACCTACTTTTAATGAAGATGGTAGCGTAACTTGGTCAAATAAAAATTACCAGATGTTATGGAATAAAATGAATAATAAATTACAAAATGCTTTATTAACTGATAGAGAATGGTTACAAGAGTTTTTAAATAGTTGTATTAAAGCAAGATTAGAAGGTAAGCCTTGTATATTTAAAAATCCTAGTAATCTAATTATTCCACCTCAAATAATAGATGATGACACATATGATTTTGGTAATTTATTTTATAATGATTTTTTTAATAAACAGGATAAGAATTATCAAAATAGATTATTAAAATTATTTACTGAAAAAGATGGAGTTAAAAGTTATTTTCCATTAGAAAATGAATTACAAAGGATGATAATTAAAGAAGTAGAATTTGGTAATGGTTATTTATAAATGTTACATATAAAGGGTTAATGTAGAACAAGATAAAGCATTATTTATTTATAGATTTTTTTGTTATTTAAGAAACATATAACAAAAATGGATTGTTTTTAGTATTATTGAAAATTAATTAATAATTATTAATTATATTCCTTAATAATTATATAATGATATTTAATTACATTTCACTACAAGTATTTTTAATAAGTTTTGCAGTTGGTATATTTTTTATTTATGTATTAGGACCTGAAATGAAAACCATTTATATTTATCCTAGTCCCGAAAATATAGGTAAGATCTTATTTAAGGATAAAGCAGAAAATTGTTTTTATTTTGAACAACAAGAGGTAAAATGTCCAAAAGATAAATCTGCTATTTCTTCTATTCCAATACAAACATAAAGTAACAATAATACTACATTATCATTATTTTAGCAATTATTAAATTAGCATAAATATATATATGCATCTTGAAAAGTTTGTTCATACAGAAAGAGGAAAAATAATAATGTCAATTTTACTAGGTTTTGGTTTAGCTTCTCTCTTTAGAACTGTTTGTAAAGATAAAAATTGTCTAATTTTTCATGCTCCTCCTTTAGATAAATTTAAAGATAAAATATACAAAAGTGGTGACAAATGTTTTAAATATGAACCTGTAGCTACTAAATGTTCATTAAATGCTAAAACTGTTGATTTTGACTAATTTAATTTGCGTAATTATTATAATCAATCATTCTTTATAATAATTATGAGTGATTCTACAAGTATTTTGGATTTACCTACTGATCCTGTTGGAGGAGGTGGAGGAGATGTAAATAGAGGTATATCTCTTAACGCTTCGGAGAATGTAGTACAAAATCAAATTCAACAATTACAACCTCAAAAGCAAAACTTTAGTTTAGATCAAACTACAATTAGCCAAATAGTAAATGGACTTCAACAAGCATCTATTTCTGGTGCTACTCAATTGCCATCTAGAGATATTCCTATGAACACAACTGGTCACAGTAATGATGCACAAGTACAACCTAATTACGTACCTTTGGCTGAAAGAGGAATGGACTATATTAAAGATTACGAAGAAACAAACGATATGATTGATAATTATAATAAAAGTGTAACTCGTAATAATTCATTAGATGATATGTATAATGAAATACAAACTCCTCTTCTGTTAGGAGTATTATATTTTCTATTTCAATTGCCATTTTTTAAAAGATTTTTATTTGGATATTTTCCTGTTTTATTTTCAAATGATGGCAATTATAATATAAACGGATTTCTATTTACTAGCACACTATTTGGAATATTATTTTATTTATTGAATAAAATTACAAACCATTTTGGTGCTTTTTAATAATATAATACGTTATAATAAAAAAATAATAATTTTATTACATAATAATCAAATGATTAATGAATATGTAATAAAATTAATTGAAAATCTACCAGATGATTTAAAAAATGCAAAAACACCTTTAAGACTAGATTTAGTTTTAGATGGAGGAATTTTTAATGGAAGTTATCTTGTTGGTGCAATGTATTTTTTAAAAGAAATGGAAAAACGAAATTATATTAAAATAGAAAGAATATCTGGTTGTAGTGTCGGTTCTATAGTTGCATTTCTTTACTATATTGATTCATTAGATATGATGTCAGAATTGTATAGTATGGTTACTGATGATTTTAAAAAAAACTATAAACTAACAGTTATAAAAGAATTAAAAAAATATTTATCTAATCGGATACCAAATGATATTTGTAAAAAGATTAATGGAAAATTATATATATGTTATAATAATATTAAAAAGGGTACAAAAAAGGTAAAATCACACTATAAAAATATAGATGATTTGATAAATACAATTATAAAATCTAGTTTTCTGCCTTATTTAATTGATGGAGAAATATTATATGAAAATAAATATATTGATGGTATAAACCCATATATTTTTGATATAGAAAATAATAAGAAAATTTTATATTTAGATCTTTTTGGATATGATAAAATTGGAAACATAATAAATGTAAAAAATGAAAAGACAAATTATCATCGTGTTCTCTTTGGGTTATTAGACATTCATAGTTTTTATATTAAACAATCTAATACGCAAATGTGTAGCTATGTTAACGATTGGTCAGTTACAAATAAAATATTTAATTATAGTAAAATAGGTATTGAAAAATTTTGTATTTATATTACATATTTTGCAATATATATTAAAACTGTTATACCTCAAGAGTTTGAACAAACAATTGTATATAAAATATTATCAAAAATAATACAAGATATTTGTATTATAATGTTAGAAACATATTGTTTATGAGTTTATTTAATTTAGTTTAAATATTTAATTAAATTAAATGGATAGTTTTGATGATATTTCTTCTGCTTCTTTTTCTTTTGATAATTTAACTCCATCCGGATTATTTGAAAATAGTTATATTTTATACAGTTTAATAGTATTAATAGTAGCAGGTGTTTCTTATTTAGCTTATAAGTATTATTTTAACAAAAATAATTCTATAGGTTCAACTAATATTGATTATTTACAAAATACAAATGATAATGAAAACAATATACAAAATAATGCAGAAAATAATGGACAAAATAATGAACAATATAACGAATAAATTAATATAATGCCTTTCTGCTTTTTTTATTTTTTTTTCCATAAATATTAAATAAATTATTTGTTGATTTTTTCTTCTTTGTTTTTTTTGTCTTCTTAATTTTCTTTGGATTATTTGTATTTTTTAATTTATTTGCACTGGATTCGGAAGTATATTTTTGTTCTGGTTTATAATTTAGGAACCATTCTTCCATTTCTTTTTTATTTTTGGTTTGTTTCAGTTCTTTATATTTATTTGCTTTATTAGAACGCATCTCTTCAACGGATTCTTGGTGTCCATAACACGTTATACTAAAACGCTGTAGTAATCCTTTTTGTTCCAATCTATTTTTTTGTTGCACTTCAAATAAAAATTTAGACATACATAAAATTCTTTCAGAAAAATCGTTGTAATAAGGTCTTTCTGCATATAAAAATGCCAAATAAAAGTTTAACATAGTATCAATAGTTGCAATTTTAACATTTTGACCACTAAAATTAATAATATTATAGCTATGACAAGCAATTGGCTTATAAATAAAAGCAATCGTATCTTTTCCGATTTTGACTTCATAATGCTCAGAAATTATTTCACCAACTGGTTCATGTTTGATAATTTTTGTATTTTGTATTCCAATATCTTTTAATCGTTCTTTTATTATTTCAGAAGTTGTCTCTGGATTATGAGATATTACATCAAAATCAGCTATTTTTTCCAAATGTTTTCGTAATTTATGTGGCATATATTGAGAGTAAAGAGAGATAGCGAACCCTCCAAAAAATACAACCCCTTGATTAATTAATGTATTTTTTACATTTTCATAAATTTCGTCTTCATTCGCTCTATTAGACATCTCTCTTTGAAAATCCATATTATGACAATTTATAGATGTTAATGGATAATGTTTATTGAGAAGGGTAAGACGTTTTAAAACCTTTTCCCATCTGCTTATATCTCCGGCTGGTCTTGATAATTCTAAATACATTGACATTCTTAAAAAATTTGGTGGTGCATATAAAATACCTGCAACTCTTATTGAATCTTTTTTTAAAGCATCAAATATTTCTTTGGGTATTTGTGTTATATCCGCAACAGGTATAAAATTAACAAATACCTTATATGTACCATGATGTTGACCTGCTTTTGCCTCAACATCTGTAAACCCTCTTTTGTAATAAATATCTGCTAATTGTTTAGTGTCTTCTAAAGCATTATGTGAAAAAAAATCGTAGTCTGGTATTTCTATGTCTTTATTGTAAAATTGGTCTTCTTCTGGTAAAATATTATTAATTGCTGTTCCCCCATAACATATTAAATTTTTTAATTTTAAAAATTCCTCTACAATATCTATTATTTTTTGAACGTCTCCTGAGTTTACAATTCGTTTGCCTAATTTTTCTTCCGCTTTATCAACAGCTATACGTAAAATTGCTAACTCACAGTCACTAAATTTTAAACCTTTACATATATTTTTTTGCTTCATATAATAAACGAATAAAATATATTATAAAAAAAATTGAATAATATAATATATTTAAAAAGTATTG